ACTTGTTCGACGTTGAACACTGTCGAATACTTAACAAACGGTATGCTTCTGCTTTTGGTGGAATCGTCGCGATCTTGTACCTTGTTGAACTTCACGAAAATGATCGGTGTGCCGGTCTCACCTTTGCGGACATGACCACCAACATTGCGCGCTTGCTTGTACGATAGCCACATGTTGCTGGCGTAACCTTCTCGGATTCCGGCACACCATAACGCCGGAATATTCGCGCCGCGATACGACTTGCCAGTGTACCGATTAGTTGGGAATGTCGATTCACCTTCAACTGTTGTCCAAGGCTTAACCCATGGTACTGTCCCTGATTCCAACTGTTCGATGATTCCATCGGTAATCTCTTGGTATACGTCTCGTTTGCTCATTTTCTGTCTTCTCTCTATTGGTTTACCAAGACGCCCCGTAGGGCGTTTCGACCGGTCACCAGCCGGTCTCGTCAGTTGGCTATGTCAATGCCCAATAACCGTAGACGCATCGAGTACCGTCACGGCTGCAGTCGTATGTGTCTAGCAACTTTCCGTCAATGAATGCTGCACAGTGTTTCGACAAGCTTAGGACAAGGCGCCCGTGTGCAGGCAATTCGGATGGTGTTAGGTGAACGGTGCAGCCGGAACCAATCTGCATTGTAGGAGTCCACGTGAACCCCAAGCTGATCATGTAATCTTTAAACCACTTGCGCTTAGTGTTGATTCCATTTCTGGCCGTTCTGACTCGGCGTTTTGGGATGTATCCAAGATCATTGATTGAGACTCGTTGCTTCGCATTACCTTTGGCGAGCTCGTTGTATACGTCTTGATAAGGTAACCCAGCCGCAATCGCGACTGACCGAGCGACACAATCGCGAGCTTCACCCATGTAGCCTGAATCACTGCGTCCGCCATCGTTATATTGAAAGTAGGATTCCATGTATGTCTTCTCTCTATTGGTTTGCCAAGACGCCCCGTAGGGCGTTTCGACCGGTCACCAGCCGGTCTCGTCAGTTGGCTAGAGCGTCAAATTTTCTTTACCAATTCGGCTGCAAGATCTCTAAAGAGATCCTTGTCTGAAGTAGACGAGGCTCTTGTTTGTTGATCGGATCTCAGGAATCGGTCAAAGTCTCGCTTGGAGAGATCGTCTGTTAACACTTCCAACAGAATCTCGACGTCGTTGAGAGCATCGACCACGTCGCGCTTGCGTAATGCAACGATGGCGTCTTTCAGCCAATAGCTTGTAGTTGGATCTTTAAGGATCCGAGGAACGTCAGACGAAATTGTTGGGAATCGCCGAGTGGAATCGTTTCTAATCACTGGGTTTACTCCGGTTATTGACGAGGTGATAGTTTAGCATCCTTTGTTATATGGTGTCTACACTTTTCTGATCGAGCCGGTTTCCTTAACCGACTCGACCGGCTCGACCGGCTCGACCGAGTCGGGCTAGGTACTTAGACAGATCGGCGGAAAAGTGACCGACGACGAGATCCACCCGTCCGCCTGGCCGCCGCCCGCTTGTCGGGTTGGTGATGTAGCGTAAGTGTTTTGGACAAATAATAGGAAATACTTCTTATTTGGCACTGTGCTATATTCCTAACCACTTGAAAACTTTAAGGTGACAAGCGTCCATGAACAAGGATCTCGAACAGTTAGCCGAAGCCCTTGAGCATTACCACGCGAAGGGAGTTCCTTCTAGTAAGGAGAGGAAGGATTCTCGTCATCCCTCTATTGCGAAAGTAATTCAGGACGAGTTGCAGATACCTAAGACGACGTATTACCGCCGGTTGGACAAGCTTGAGGAGAGTGGATGGGAGGCTCCTTGGAACAAGGTCCAGGAACCACCGTTCACGGTCCCTGAGCTGATGTCTGAGGACATGGACACTCAGGAGTTAGTAGAGCATGTCACGAAGCGATTTGAGCACCGCCGTAGAGCTGCTTTGGATCGGAAGTGGATCCCTTTGCGTTTTAGCATTCAGGGTCCGGTGGGGGTATGTTTTTTGGGGGATCCGCATGTAGATGATAACGGGTGCAATTGGGTTAAGTTGCGGAGGGACTTAGACACGATTAACAATACTGAGGGGATGTATGCAGCCTCTTTGGGTGACGCGTCAAACAATTGGGTGGGGCGTCTTTCCAGGTTGTGGGCTTCGCAGGAGACTTCTGCAAAGCAGGCATGGCAGTTGGTGCAATGGATGTTAGAGGAGACTGATTGGTGTTTATTGATCAAGGGTAATCACGACATGTGGTTACCTAACGATGTAGATCCGATTGAGTGGTTAAAGGTCCCTGGTACATTGACGCAGGACTGGCAGGCAAGGATTGAGTTAAAGTTTCCCAAGGGACGTTCTGGCAAGGTATGGGCTGCCCATGACATGCCGGGTCATTCGCAGTGGAATCCTCTGCACGCGCAGCAAAAGAGAGCTAAATTCACACAGGAAGCTGATTTGTACATTTCCGGGCACAGGCATTATTGGGCATTAGCACAAAATGAAGATGACTGGTCAAATAAGATATACTGGACAGCAAGGGCGAAGGGTTACAAGACTGAGGATGATTACGCAGATCGTTTGGGCCATGGTCAGCAGAAATATGGTGAAGCGATCACGGCTATATTTGATCCAATGTGTGAGGAGGAGACAGGATTTCTGACCTGCTTTCCTAATGTTCAGGAAGCGGCGGAATATCTGACATTTAAACGTGCTAAACGCGCCTGACGAAATTGTTCGAGAGATCCTTGCTCTTGAGGAGGCCAAACGTGCTATTTCCATACGGGAAAAAGCGCAGGATAATTTTTTAGAATTCGTCAAGCATGTTTATGACGGTTTTATACAGGGTTCTCATCACAAGCAGGTAGCAAAGCGGTTTGAGACATTGGCGGTGACCAGTGGTTCACGGTTAATTGTCAACATGCCGCCACGCCATACCAAGTCTGAATTTGCCAGTTACTTGTTGCCGGCGTGGCTAATTGGCAAAAACCCCGAATTAAAAATTATCCAGACTACTCATACGGCGGAGCTGGCGGTACGCTTTGGCCGTAAAGTTAGAAACTTAATGGAGATGCAGGAGTATAGGGAGATATTCCCCGATGTCGATTTACGTGCCGATTCTAAAGCTGCTGGTCGCTGGGAAACTTCGCAAGGCGGTGAGTATTACGCGGCTGGTGTTGGAGGTGCGATTACAGGTCGTGGTGCTGATCTACTCATCATTGATGATCCGCATTCGGAGCAGGATGCGCTTTCTGAAACTGCCATGGAGCACGCGTACGAGTGGTATACGTCGGGGCCGCGGCAGAGACTACAGCCCGGAGGATCGATAGTTATAGTTATGACCCGGTGGTCCCTGAAGGATTTGACTGGGAAATTAATTAAGGCACAAGCGTCCGATGTGATGTCAGACCAGTGGGAGGTGGTAGAGTTCCCCGCCATACTGCCAAGCGGCAATATCCTTTGGCCGCAGTTCTGGAAAAAGGATGAATTGCTCAGGGTTAAGGCTTCCTTGTCGCTGGGCAAATGGAACGCGCAGTGGCAGCAGAACCCCACTGCTGAAGAAGGCGCCATCATCAAAAAGGAATGGTGGAACAAATGGGAGAAAGAGAAAGCGCCGCCGGTCAGTTACATTATGCAAAGCTACGATACAGCGTTTTCTAAGAAGGAGACGGCGGATTATTCGGCGATTACCACATGGGGTGTTTTTAAACCGGATGAATATGGTCCCGATAGTATTATACTAATGGATGCAAAACGCGGACGTTGGGACTTCCCTGAGCTGAAGGCCAAAGCGTTGGAAGAGTACAAATACTGGGAACCGGACATGGTGCTCATAGAGGCCAAAGCGACGGGTACACCGTTAACGGATGAATTACGAAGTGTAGGTATCCCGGTTGTTAATTACACGCCCTCGAAAGGGAAAGATAAGCATACGCGGATGCACATGGTGGCCCCTATCTTTGAAAGCGGCAAAGTTTGGGCTCCTGAGAAACGTTTTTCTGAGGAGGTGATCGACGAGTGTGCCGCTTTTCCTAATGGCGACCATGACGATTATTGCGATTCAATGTCCATGGCGCTTATTAGATACCGTAAAGGAGGGTTTTTGCGACTTGACTCTGACGAGGAAGACGTAGAGCCTTCATATAATCCCAGACCTCGTGTTTACTATTAGGAGTATTTAATGGATAGCGTTTTCTCTTGGATTTCTGATCGCGTTCGTGAACCTTCGAGTTGGGCTGCTGTTAGTGCGGGATTTATAGGTCTTGGTGTTGTTCTAGATAATCCTGTTTTGGTACTTCTTGGCTTGGCTAGTGTGGTTGTGGCTATTACAACTAAAGAAAAGGGCAACTGGTAATGTTGTCTAGTCTGATTCCTGGTTTGCTTCCGGTTGTTGGTGATGTACTTGACCGGTTTTTCCCAAACAAGGAGGAGAAAGCAAAGGCACAGCGGGAGATTGCGTCGCGCCTAACCGATCATCTCGCCCACATTGATATTGCACAGATACAAGTCAATCAGCAAGAAGCGACTCACCGTAATCTTTTTGTGGCTGGATGGCGACCATTCATCGGATGGTCGTGCGGTCTGGCTTTGTTCTACACCTACCTTGCACAACCTGTCATAACGTTTGTTCTGGTTCAGCAAGGCCAGTATGTAGACCTGCCCCCAGTGGACTTAGGAGCAATGATGCCAGTCCTTCTGGGGATGCTAGGTCTGGGCGGTCTGCGTAGCTGGGAAAAAGCAAAGGGGATAACTAAGTAATGGCTAACGGAAGACCCTCCCTTATTGACGACATTATGCCTGCACAGGGAACGCCTATCGTTGAATTGATGGAAGAGGAAGTTGATGTTGAGGAGATAGGCGATCCCACCGAGATGATCGAGGAAGAGGATGGTTCCGTTATCCTAAACTTTGGTCAACGCATTCAAGAGCAGCTTCAAACGGAACCCGACGCAAATTTAGCGGAAGTTCTTGATGAACGCGACTTGATGCGGATATCCGATGAACTTACAGGTCTGTACAAGGATGATCGTTCTAGTCGAGATGACTGGGAAGATGCTTACGTTAGTGGTCTAAAACTGCTGGGTCTTAAGTATGAAGAGCGAGAAGAGCCTTTTAGAGGCTCGAGTGGAGTCACTCACCCCGTAATTGCGGAAGCGGTGACACAATTTCAGGCGCAGGCGTACAAAGAGCTGCTTCCTAGTTCAGGCCCAGTGCGTACTCAGATCATAGGAGCCACCAACCCAGAGGTTGAGGCACAATCTGAGCGCGTCAAGGAGTTCATGAACTATCAAATTATCCATGTAATGGAAGAATTTGATCCAGAAATGGACCGTTTGCTGTTTTATTTGCCGCTTGCCGGTAGTGCGTTTAAGAAAGTCTATTTCGATGACCTTTTGGATCGTGCGGTAGCTAGGTTTGTACCCGCCGATGACCTTGTAGTTCCGTATAACGCAACTGATTTGAACTCCGCAGCGAGAATTACGCATGTTATTCGCATGTCGGAGAATGATGTTCGCAAGTTTCAGGCCGGTGGGTTCTACCGAGAGGTGGAATTGATCCCTTATGATGAAGACGAT